CAAAGCCGCGAATGGTGACCGTTGCACCAGCCAATGCGCCCTCTTGCTCGCACAGGATGCCTGAACCATCGCCGTGGAATTGACGATTCATGGAATCCGTCATGTCCTTGACGCGGTTTTTGAGCTGGGTTGTTTTCACGCTCGCCCAGGCTCCTGCCTGATCAGAGGTTGCAGCTTCGGCAATGTTCGAGACGGTCATCACAACGTAATTATGCTTGTTGTTGATGATGCTCGGCACATACTGGTCGGAGCCAGCAGGCGGCAGATTGCCACCCTCGTTGCGAGCGCCCACTGCGTTGGAAGAGCGCAGGTAGACAGGTTGCTCGTGCTGCTTACCGGTCCAGTGCTCTCGCGTTTTTGTAAGTATGCCGTACAAGACAACCTTGCGGTTGATTGTTTCTGAAACTGCACGCGCATAGCGGATCTTCATCGCATTAGCGTAATTCGCGCTATCTTGCAGTACATCATCTGGAAATGCCATGGACTACTCCTTAAAAATTCTAAAATCTAAAATCAATGATTGGTGTGTGCTGGCGCTCACGCTTTGTTTACCCTTGACACGGCTGCCAGCCATTTGGTTGGGACTATAGCACTACTCTTCGTCTGGCTTCTTGCCCTTTTTCTTCTTTTTCTCAAGGGAAATTAGCATAACAAGAGCCCTCTTCCGCTTTTCTTTCTCGCCTTTGTAATCTTCGGACGGCACGATAGACTCCTTTTTTTGTTCAAGACCCCGGCGGCCCCGCTTCAGCATTCCCTGCATTGCTCTTCGGGGGGGCGGCTGCTTTCCGTGTAGTTTCTTTGATGCCTCCAGCGCCTCTGCCGCTGTTTTAAAGGACGGGTAGTTCTTTAGACCATGCTTCTTCGCAACCGAAACCGCCGCCCTCCCTGAGAGCTTCTTGCCGTCAACCATAGAAGGGAGAACGTAGTGCTTGCCGTCCATCTCCACAGTGATCGTGAGCACGTTGCTGGTGGAGCCATCCTTGTTGTAGACGTATGGGTGCTGGGTGGGGAAGGGCCCCCGGCCACGGGCGTAACCTTTTGGCGGTGATGGCATTGTGCTTCCCTAGTGGCTAATGCCAAACTCTTTCTTAGTGTCTTTGGCAATCATGTCAAAAGCATTCATGGTGCCCGAGTACCAGCTTGCCTCCCGTTCATCCGACTCTTCACCCTGTGGGCTTGGCCGGCTCTTCCCTTTTCGGATGGCGGTTGGCGGTGTCTCCACCTTTGCCTGCGGGTTGCCGATGGCACCAGCACCAGCCAGCGCCTGGATCTGCTTTGCGGCCTCGTCCATTGTCATGCCCCGGTCCATGTTCGCGAGGGTGATAGAGAACATCATCTCCCGGCCCTCCTTTGTGCTAACGGCAGGGTATTTTTTGGCCAGCGCATCTGCCTCCTTGGCAGTTTTGCCAAGCCAAAACTTGTCCTCCTCTGCCTCTTTGTAGCTGCTAAGGTCGCCAAGTCTTTTCTCTGTGTCACTCTTCCACTTCTTGAGGCTCTCAACGGTTTCGAAGATATCATCTTCTTCGGCAGCGTCGGGAAGCGCGGCTGACTGCTGGGATTGCTGGGCTGCCTCTGCAACCCCCGCCTCGCTCTCAGACCACTGCTGGAACTCCTCCCACCGGTTTTTTGTTGGGAAGTGCTGACTGAACCATGCCTGGACATGTTGCTTTTCAGCGGCGCTCGCGTTCTCCAGCTCTTTGTAGCGACTCTGCCAGTCTGCCGGTGAGGTTTCCGCAGGTTCTTCGGTAGCCTCTTCCGCAGGCTCTTCGCCCTGCTGGGATACAAACTTTCCGCTTTCATCGCGCGGGGTTTCTGGCTGGGTGGCTTCGTTTTTTATTTGATTGATATCCGCGTCAAGGGTTGCGAAGGGATCACCGCCATCGGGCGTCGTCGCCTGGGTTTCGTCACTCATCTAAAAGGCTCCTCTTTCTTCCATTGGGTTAAAGCCGGGTCCGCGTGGACCAACTGCTTGGTTAAGCTCTGGGGTGCCGCCGCCTACCATTCCAACCGGGGCTCCATCTCCACCTGTCTCCGTGAACGGGATCTCAGGTGGCATTGCTTCTATCATTCCTTCCGGGCTCCCGGCTTGCGGAGCGCCCAGTTGCGGAGGGGCCCCGCCACCCTGTGATGCCTGCTGGGTTTGGGAGGGGTCCATCCCCAGTGCCTGCACCCAGGTGGGGGCCCCTTGCATCTGCATCTGTAGTTGACGGTAATGCTCGGCTAGGTGCTGCTCGTAGAACTGTTGCACTTCGGGCGGCAGCTCTCTGAAGGCGGGCCCCTTCATGTAGGTCAGAATTTCCGAGATGTGGACCGCATGGTTTTCCCACCAACGGACGGCGACGTGGCCATGCATCCTCTCGTCGGTCATCATGTCGTTTTCTTGTCTTGCATAATTCCTGTCGCTGTTGTCGTCGTCAATGAACTCCGAGAGCCCAAGCGTGCCGTACGCTTTTCGGAACTTGACCAGCGTTTCAGGATCTTCCATAGGCCCAAAACCCCCAAGCTGAAGAAGTTGGAGGGATACCTCTCGCTCATAGGATGGGAACTTGGGTAGCAGGCTGCCTGAGCGCACATCCACATCAGTGGAGTCGATATGATCTCGGTGCAGGCGCATCGCTTCCGGCCGCTTACCTTCGCCCAGCACACTGATTGTGATCTCGGTTTGCATATACTTCTTCCACATCTCAAGCAGCATGGACCCCACCTCTGCCATTGAGCGTTCGAGAGTTCGCGATGCCGGTCCCAGTTTTGTTGCATCCTGGTCACTCAGCATACCAATTGCCCGCCCAGACACTACCCCCGTGGGGGCTCGGCCCTGGCTAACCTCATGGACACCGCTGATGTCATACATAGAGCCCTTAATGGAATCGACCAGCTCGTAGAGCGAGTTGGGTATGGGCACGGGCGGCACCCTGGATGGCGCGGGGCCCATGTTGGCGTTGTAGAAGATGACATGGTCGGGTCTGTTTTTGATCCCCTGCCTCGATATAGAACCCGCTGCCGCTACCCACGGGGGTTGAGTGGCCAGATTCCTGAGTTCCAGCACCTGGCTGATCGTCCTGTTCAGCTCACGTTGCAGTGGCACAAGGCCTCGCATGGAACCGGTTCCCCAGAAACGATCACCCATCTCCCCAACCCGCACTTCAGCGAGGGAGAATCGCCGCATGGGTAGGGATGTTTCCTCAAGGACAACACCCTCGCTGCATATAATGCGGCGGCCTTCAGGGTGTTCCTTGTTGGGGCGCTCCTGGTATTCGAGCAGCCGGTAAATCTTGCTCTCCTCAATGCCAGAGGTGTAGCCTCGGAAGTCCTGCTTACGAGTGCTTTCCTCATCACCCACAAACCCAACCCCCCGGCTTCGGCGGGAGTCAATTGATTTGGTTAGTCCTGGCCAGCGAAGCTCAACAGCGGCTTCTGTTAGGTTGTGCGATAAGATGACCCACTTGGCGTTGTGGAGGCGGGTAGCCTCGGGATCTGGATAAACGTCGAAGGGGCTCCAGGCCTCGATGACTGGGAAACCTGTCTGCTCAACTCGGCCCTCTGTTTCGAAGAGTTGGCCTGCCTCGCTGTCCCAGAAGCAATTGAAGAACCCGGTGCCCGTGACTGACGCCCAAAACACAACCTCATAGGCGGTGGACTGGACGTTTAGCTCCCGGTGTAGGTAATCAAGGAGGAACTCGCCGGCCTTTGCCTTCTGGCGGCGGTCGTCGTCGTTGCCCATTGGGCGAACGATAAACCCAGGACGCTGCTGCGTAAGCTTGGCGCACACCGTGTTGACTATGGGCTGGCAGTAGTTGTTCACGAGCCGGATGCGCCAGGAGGGGGCCTTCGGCTCTTGCGGCTTGCCGTGCCGGTATGTGATGTATTGCTTCCCATCGTAGAAGGCGTGATGCGTCCACCACTCATCGTGCAGCTCGGCCTTCATGGTTTTTGAGTCCCGATACATGGCCATGATCTGCGAGCCGATTTGCTCTTTGCGGTCTTGCCCGCGCTCAACCTCGATGATGTTCAAAGCTTAATTCCCTGGATAGGTGGGAGTGAGTCAATTTGCATGCGGTCATAGTCGTTGTCTATCAGCGGTGAGTTTGGGTGGAACTGCCGCAACATCTCCTGCTCTTTCCACCACTCGAGAAAGTCGCTGGTGTTCTCGCCAGCCTCTAGCGGGATTGTCTGTGCGATTGTGGGTGGCTGGGCCGGTGTGGGTATTGGTAGTGGGTCAGGAGCCGGCGGCTCCACCTCTGCCTCTGGCTCTGGCTCCTCGGAGCCGTCCTCTGCAAATGCCACTGCACGCACAGCAAGCCCCTTTGCAAATGCCCCTGCCGCCAGCTTCAGGTGGTCTAGAACCATGGAATCGCCTCCTCGTCCTCCAGGTAGTCCACTGCCACCTTCGGGTTGAACGGCTGCGCGAACCCGTGTCCAGAGCGATTGAATGATTCTTTTGGCTTGTCCTCGATTGCCGATACGCCTTGCTCCGCAAGTTGTTTATCCACATCTACCGCAATGCACATGGCAATAGAAGCATCGTCATTATATCCAAAGGCTGCTTCCGGCCTGCCGCTGGTCTTATTGCGGATGAGGGTCAACATTTCCCCCAGCAAACGCTGAGAGTATAAAGTCAACTCGCCTCGGCGTACAGCACCTTCAAACAAACCGAACATGTAGTGCCGTGTTCTGGTGTCTGTTGAGTACCCAAGCTTGTTGGTTTCTGTGCCAGCAATTTTACCGGGCTCCGAGAAGCGGCGATACAGCATGCGCTGGGCATGGTGGCTGACAAGGTAGTGAATCACCAGCAGCCCATGGTTGTTGCACTCGGGCACCATAATGCCTTCGTTGTAGAGCATGGCGGCGACCGCAAGCTGCTCTGCCAGGAAGTCGGGCGTCACCTTGGAGTAGAACTCTGCGGCCTGCTCCTTGGTAACCCTGTCAAACACCTGGATGGCAGCAAAGTCATCGTCTACCGAGCGGCCCCCGCCCGCAGCATCTGCGGTAAGGACGTAGCGATGGTCCTTCTGTGGTAGCTTGTAGAACTCCCACCCGCCGCCATCTCGAATAATTCGCGGCCTCCCTTCCTCCATAATCAGGCTGCCGGATGTAGGGGGCTTGAGTTTCTGCACTTGGGCAAGTCGCCGCTGTATCATCTGACCAGAGAACACGCTCCGGCCAGAACTCACGAACGATATCTCCCAACTCAGCGGCCACTCTTCGTCGAACCTGTCCTGATCACTGTTGCACTTGTTGACCAGTGTCTGCTGCCAGAACCTGATCTTCGGGGGCGCGAGGCCGAACTCCACAGCACGCTCTGCTTGTAGTTGGCTGTACTCAAGCCTGACGGCCATGTCGGCCATGACCTCAACATCCCCCGACTCGTGAGCTTCCTTCAGCCGCTCCCCCAGCCATGCCCTTTCCTTCCGTATCTCCGGGTTTGGGTGGGGGGAGCTGTACTCGGCGTTATCTTTCCACGAGAAGAACATCGGGACGAAGGTGTTGCCGCGCTCGTTCTTGATTGCCCGCATCCACATCTGGTGGAATAGATTGCCCACGCCCTTCGCCGTGGACTCAATAATGATGACTGTCCCAGGCACATCCGGCACAGCGTTCAGCATTGCTTGACACACGTCCGCTGCTGACGACTCTCTGCGCCTGGTCTCCCAGGATGGCAGCTCAGATATGTGTAGGAAGGTGGGCGTGCTGCCGCGCTCGGAGTCTGCGCTACCACCTTGTGTCTGGCACTCGGCACGACTCCCGTTTGCCCACTCAAGCATGTGGCCCTTTGGCTTTGATTTCAGTACCGGCAGCACGTTCGGATCGCACCCCTCTACAATCCGGCTACCGATGCGAAAGAGTTCCCGCGTGGACTTGGTCTCATGGGCCACTGTGATCGCATGGGACTGTGGGTGGGTTTGGCAGTGGTGAATTGCGAGCGCCTGGATCTCCGTCGAGCACCCCTCCTTCCTGCTCTTATCGATGATGATTCGAACAAACCCCCTGTCCGCCATCTGCTTCTCATACTCTGCAAGGAGCGCCACCTGGGTTGCCCGACCCCGGATGTCAAAGGGGACGAGGGCGAACCGCCCGTTCTTCACATCAACTGAGCGGATCTTGTACTCGCTGGCAAAGCAGAACGTCAGGTCTTCAGAGCACCGCTCTTTGTAGCGGGACAGGGCTGTCATCTGATGGCGCGCAGCTTTGCGTCGTAGTCTGTTACCGTCTGAATGGAGGCGGGTGCGTTACTGATTGTTGTGCCCCGCTCAAAGTTCTTTGCACAGTTTGTCAACAACTTATCTTCCGATTCAATCATCTTCAAAACGGCCTGATACTCTTCCAACACCAACTCCCCACTATCATATTGGGCCCTTGCCTTTGCCAGCCTGCTTGCCGTACTCCTTGCTGTGCTTACATAAGCGCCGGCCACATCTTCCATGTCCATTGCCCGCGAGAGCAGGGCCTGTTCGGCTGGCACCGGTTTGTCGGTTGACACAGCAACAGCCTAGCACTACCTTCATTGAAGTGTCACGACCCATGCGAGGAACCCCATGGAAATTGAGCCTTTCGGACGCCGCGTAGTAGTGCGGAAAGATATGGAGTACGGCACCAGCGAGGTGCTGTCGGAACTCACGGCTGCGGACGGGAGCGCTGTAAGGCTGTTTGCACCACAGATGTCGCGCGATCCAAACAAGCAGAGCGTGGGTCATGTAGTTTCTCATGGCCCCAAGTGCAAGTATGTCAAAGAGGGGGATCGCATTGTCTATGTGCGCCATCTCGGGGACGCTTCGCTCTTGGACGAAAACCTGCTCATAATGCATGAAGAGGATATCATTGGACGACTCACAGTCGATTGACGCGGCGCTCCTCCAGACAACCCTCGGGGTGCCGGAGAGCTTGGCCAACGAGCCATACCAAGCCATCATCATGGAACTGAGCAGGGTCGCAATACGGGGCCAGCAGGCCCTCTACATGGCGCTGCGCGAACGAAACCCCGAACTCCCAGTGATAAACAACCACCCGCCCTTCTCGTGGCCACTCTCAGTCATTCGACTCCTGACCTCCCTCGAGGGGCTGGGGTATGAGATGGTTGAGGATCACCCCAAGGACACCATTACGTGGCGAATGAAAGCGGTGAGGGAGGGGGATATTGAGCCTATAATTGTGGAAAGTTGTGGGCCAATCGCCGCACTCGCCCAAGTCGTGCTTCTCGCGCATCAGCAAACAAAGCCGCGCATTTCCTTGCCCTCGTGAATTACTCGGGTGTACACTTCCTCACTGACATAGTTGCCACTGGGCAGTCGAGGACATGCGTAAGCTACCTCGGCTGTTCTTTTTTAAGCCAATGCCCAAAACAGTAAAAGAAATCAAGGCCCGCCCAGACCTCATTGATGCCCTTGTGGGTCAAGTTGCGCCATGCATCGTGGATGCCGCGAACACTGAGGAACCCAAGCTGACAGTTAAGAAGCGGCTCAACATCACAATGGCACCGGCCGACTACAAGCTTTTTGAGATTATCCGCAAGAGCTACAAGATGAAGCCAGAGGAAATGGTTAACCGCGTCCTATGGCTCTTGTGTAGGGCCATTCGAACAGGGCGAGACCCCTGGACCGGCGAA